GTTTTGTAAGCGGGGGAAAGCCACGGGGTCGAGTGGTGACGACCAAGTGATGGACGTAAACTCAGCGTCCAAAAATAAATGAATAAGACCGAGTGGGTCACCTCCGCATGCGGGTAAGCACCCCCGCAGGGCAACCTTGGATGGTTGCAACTCCCCAAGCTCTCCTTTCCCCGCAGGGGTCGCCATAATTGGCACGGAGACTTGGGGTTTTTTTATGCCCAAAAATAGTGTATACTAGGTACATCCTTTCGCTAAAGCCCCCATGTCAAACAATTCTTGGCGTGGGGGTTTTTGCTATACACTAATCCATGTTTCACACTTAGAGCAAAAGAACCTCTCTGAACCCCTCTCTACAATATAGACGGTGTGGCAGTCAGGGCACTCTTTGTAAAATGGCTCCATTTTGGTCCCGTTGAGCGGCTTATCGGACCCCTGGTCAAGCACCAAGGTCTTAGTTTCTTCATCAACATGATCTTTCAGGTGTTGCTTCACATACTCTTTTTGAAACACCTTAATGACTTCCGCTTTTCTTTTGACAGAACCGTACTTTTCAATGCTTCGACCAATCCCATAGATTCCACCGATGGAACCCAATAGCGCCCAAAGTTCCGGTGGAATCGTCAGTGAGCGGAACTCACCTGATTGAAGCATCAAAAGAAACTGAAAGACGATATGATTCCAAACCACCAAAGAAAAAAGAAGCCACATAAAAGCAGGTCGCCAACCCCCCACAAAGAAATTACCGGCGGAAGCTTCCGCAAGATTTGTCTGACGCTCAAGAATAGCCTGCGCTCTTTCATGCTTTAACTCCCTAGATTTTATGGCTTTTTTGGAATCAGGAATGTACCCCGTGACCTTTTTAACCAATGGCTCTATTAGTTTTGCAGGATTTAGCAGGGACAATAGGTTCATAAATACTCAGGCTTCCCCTCAAACATTTTTTCGATTTTGGTGTTGACCGTATTTTTGATTTCGTTGAGAAAAGGTTCAGTATCAATACCCGTCTCTTTCTCTACTGCCTCAACCAAGGACTCTAGGATGGCTTGCGCTTGCTCCAGGTCTTCCTCGGCGTCTCTAAGGCTCATAGCACGACCTTTTGCTAAGTTTTTGAGGTCGTAGATATGGTCTAAAACTGGCTTAGGTATCTCAAGCCTAACTCTATCCCCGTCAACCTCAAGGATCAATTCAGCCATCGGGTATGCCTTGATGACTTCCCCTGCGGTTTCTTTAAGCCCTCTGTAAAACAACCGTTTCCAAATATCCTTGATTCGTTCACGCAATGGAACCCATTTTGAAGCCATTAAAATCCCCCTATGTTTTGGTATACTAAGAGTATATGCTGATAATTTATAAAAGTGAAGACCTGCCCGTAGGTGTTACTACGTGCAAAGGGATTTTCTTGCTCTCAAAGGATATCCAGGAGGAGTTAAGGGGTCAACTCGTTTGGACGGGAGGACTGATATTCTTGCCCGCTGAAATTGACCCACCAGATGGCGCAGAACTAATCAAGTCGTTTTCGTGCCGTGGGCCTAATGTAGAGCCATGTTCTAAGTGTGAAGAAAGGGTGTACCTAGTATTTATCCCACATAAGAACATTATTCACCAGCACTACACTCGTTACCAACGCCCCAACAAGACTAGAACCTTTTGGAGAGTTTCAAAAGACGACGACACATACAAGAGGAAAGCCTGGGGCTATAGAAGAGGCTGGAACACATGGGAAATCTTCACAAGCCATGAACAAGCATTGGAGAGTCTACTAGAATACGAGTCTATGAGGAACCTATTCAAGGGGAAATATGCCAAATAAAACAGAAACTATAAAAGGTTTAGGTCCACGCCACTATTACTTGTCTGGACCCGCCTCAAAAGAGATTAAGAAGCTTATGAAGGCGTGGGGGCTTGACCGAGATGTTATCTCCGTGACCACGGGCATAGCGGTGTCCAGGGTCAAGTCAATACTGCATCACGATTCCGCGCCCTCCCCCATGGAGTCAATGGCTCTAGGGGCTTTATTCCACCTACCCGACGACTATTTTTATCTAAAATGGCAACGGTGGCGATTTATACAGCAATCAAAAAAGATTAGTCGAGATCATCCACGGGCTCGGGATGTAGCGTTGAAGCGTGGGAAGCTTTTGAGGGAAGCGGTTGTGAGGGAGCGTGGGCGGTTGCCGTCTGTTGTGGATCCTTACGTTGCGGCACTGGAACAACACTTCCAGGATTATCCTTGTCCATCTCAAACTGGTTGATAACATTGATTTGGATTCCATCAGCGTCGATCTTAAACCCATCGGTATACATTCCAAGGGACTTTAGCATCATTTCAAGAACTTTGGTCTTATCGTGCATTTCAAGCGTTATCTGACCGTCTTTATTCCTAGTAACCTTTTTGATCGAGGATTGCTGAGCCAATTCAAGAGACTTGCTATCCTTTAGCTCTAATATAGTTTCTCCATCGGCGTTGGTTTTCCACCTAATCACATCGGTTATATTTGAGAAAGCAATTCTCGAAGCCTCATCAATAGACCTTTGAGCCAAGACATCCGACCTCTTGAAATTATCCAGTAGGGTCTCACGTATAAACTTTGCTATGCCATCCTTTTCAAGGAGTTCCTTGCCCTTGTAAACTGCCTCCGTCTTGGAACTCTTAAACACTTTTTGATGCGCTCTTGCAGCATCCCACTTCTGCACGTATTCTATGCAAAACAAAATTTCATCGGTGGTTATAACCACCTTTGGCTCTGGGTTATATGGGTTGGCTTCTACTAGCATATTACTTTCCTAACGAGGTCTCATGTTTCTCAATTTGCTTCTTAAAGCCCTCCTTGTGCGCTTTTCTTGCGTGGGTCTTAAAGTTCTTGGAAACCCTTTGTGCCAATTCAACTAAGCGCCTGGAAAGCTCGTCATACTCGCGTGGCTTTTGTCGCAACTCCTCTAGCTTAGGCAGGTTCTCCTTGAATAATTTGTAGCTACTTGATTTTTTTGCATCAGGATAGGACTTGATGACATCGTACATTTTACGGACTCTAGCATCTTGCGTAACCTTGTGGTTTCGCGTCACGCCCGTTAGCCCTGATAAGGCAGTTCTAAATATCGCACCTACTCCATCCTCTGCCACATTGGATAGGTTCAATGCTTTTGACCCCCAATAAGGCACCAACTTTCTTATGGCGTGGTCAACATTCCGAGGGTCGTATTCTACGTCCACCCCAAAATTCTCAAAGAAGTTATTGACCGCAAAATATATTTCCTTATTTAACCTAGAAGCCCTTGATATATCCCTCTTGGGAACGGGTAAACCTTTTTCGTGTCCAGGGATGTAGTGATACTGAGAAAACGTATCGTACCCCGTTTGCATCTCATAAGGGGTGCTAAGTATTGGCCCCAGAATGTTTGTGAAATCCAATGGGTTTATAGATGAGGCCCCCAACGAGACAGCTTCCATAGCCTTACCCATATCATCGCCACCCTCCCCTGCAATCATTTCATAGGATGCTATAATTGGAGCAAACACGATTCCAGCTGAATGACCCCTTGGGATAGTCAGCCATTTTGGGAACCCTAGTTCTCGCATAACATCAGGCATAGGGAAATTAAACGTAAGAGCCCTACGCCACATGGGTAGATTCATCCACTCTTCCAAGTCACCACTTTCGCTAGCCACCATCATCTCAAGCCCTACTATGGGGGCATTCATTAGTAGCATTCTACCAGTCACGGCTCCTGGACTACGCTTAAACGCCTGATAAAATGAGTCCATACCCGTGATTGTGGGACGCATAAATGGTGAAAGTGAGGATAGTTTAGCCATGCTGCGCCCTATCCTGGCGAAGTTATTAAGCCCAGCCTGACGGTAGCCAGCGTATTGAATAGCCTCCCTCTCACCCAACCCTTTGGCTTTGGCATCAACATAATGCTTATGGAATTCAGGAATACGATTAAGAATCTCAGATCCACCGAGAAGAGGCTGGAACATATCTTGGAAAACATACTTGGGTAGGTTGCGTAACTTCTTTGGGTCAATTACTTTTGTCCCATCAGAGGCCGCCTCCTTTAGAAACCTCCTAAGCAGTGTCTCAAAGTGCTTTTCATTAAAAGCACTCGACCAGCCTACAGCGGTGCCTGACTCAAGCACTTTTGCTAACGCTTCCCCTCGTAGGGTAGGGTTCAATATCGCCGTTTTGATGCTGTTCTTTAAGTATTTACCAACAAGCGGTAGGCTCCCTAGGAAACCTGCCAGGTAACTCTTTTCAACTTCATCGGCTGAAACCACTCCCGCATTCTGATAGTCTCTTGTCGCGTTGGCGATTGGGAACGCTGGGTTCAATAGGGCAAAACTTTGCCACAGCTTTAATGCCTTGCTTAAAAATGGGACGTTTAGTGATTCCTGAACCATGGTGTCTGCGGCTTCTTTGATGTCTTGTGCTGGCTTCCAATACTCAGGCTTCCCATTGATAAAAATTGCAACCGTCCCAGGCGTGCCTTTTTTTGCCCGATGGATTAGCGTATCAAACGCCGCCTCTTTCATTTCTGTGACTTCATCCTTGTCTAACTGGTGCGCCATATTCTGAGTTGCGCCCTGTGAGATATCGTTGGTCATCAGCATAATTTCTCTAAAATACCGCCATACTTCGTTTTTATGAGCCGCCACAACCACGTTACGGGTGTGCGCCATCATCTGCATAAGGGTATTCTCAACTGGCTTTGAAGAACCCATAAACTTATGTATTAGCTCTTTGTGCCGCACAATGGAATCACCCCCACCGGATTCACGCTGTACCGCTTGATGAAAGGTAGAATCCTCTGTCATAACCCTTTGGAGTTGGATATAGTCGATATTTTCCTCTTGCATGGCATCCATAAAGGCTTGGGTATAGAGTTGTGCATCAACCGAGTATTGAGCCAACTGCTTATACCAATTTTCAATGAAGTCACCCATTTTAATCAAGGTGTCGTAGTCTTCCCTTTTGGAAAACACCTTTACCCGTTCAATGGCGGTATCATAATCGCTTTCCTCGCCGCCTAATTCCCCTGTAATCAACTGCTTAAAAAGCTCTTTCTTTCCTTCTGCAAGTAGCTGGGTAGACTTAGACAGCCCTTTCGCAAGAAGCTCAGGCATTTTTACCTTCATGCCCTCTAATCGCCTAATAACCGATGCTGCCGCCTTGGTTTCCCCACCTTCATCATCTATTTCTAGGAGTGCTTTTTGTGCCGCCCTAGCATCTTCGATAACCAAGTCAACCTCATCCATGATAGATGTCATAAACCCAAACAATTCAGAACTAGAAACCGTCTCAGTCTCAGTGGTGTATTGGTAAATGTCAGCGATAACCTGATCGGTGGTATCCCATAGTGGTTCAAGTAGTCTTGACTTGTAGATAAATCCCAGCATTGGTTCAAGCGCAGAACCAATAATTCTGATGTTCTCACGCTCGACCAATGGGATGGTTCGCCTAGAAATTTTCAAATCACTAGCAAGGTCTATAGCCGAGATTATTTGGTCTACGGTTTTATTCTCTCCACCCATCTTAAATAGTTCAATAACGCCAGGAGACATAGTGCTTTCATGGTCAAAGCTCTTTAGCCCGTCCATGATATATTTCTCAACCTCTGTTCCCATTGAGTTAAGTGCTGTGAGTACCCCATTCATTTTTGAGATATAATCAGTGGCATCTGCTTTACTAAGTGGGACTTCGATACCTGCAAGTGACAAGGCTTCCGTAGTTGCTTCAATGAAGGGGTGTAGTGAGTTGATTACTTCCCATTTAAACCTTTCTTTAGACACCCAATTCATATCACTTGTTTCGACCTTCTCATCCAATAGATGTTCCCGAATAGAAACTTGTTGAGAGGAATATGGGCTACTCGCAGCGTGACGAGCCTTCTTACTGAGTTCTCTTAGGTTTGACAGCGCGCCTTTCCCCGCATACTTTGGAAAGCGATTCTCAAAGGACTTAAAGAATCTTGGGGCTAGCGCCCTTGTTTTCCCAGGAGCCATCACGTACCCCTCTAAAAATGAAGCAAACCCGTACTTAGCAAGGGCTTGTCTTTCCTCGAAACCACCCGCGTCTATCTTGAACTTGGATAGAATTTCGTGCTTGTCTTTTGCTGAGAGCATATTGCCAAGTTCGTCGGAATACTCATCTACTACCCTTTTCCCAAGAAACCCACCCTCGACACGCATTGAGTCTGCCTGTAATCTAAGGTACTGCCTGAATTTCCCCTCTTTGACATACCCTGATAAAGTTGCGGGGTCTAGCTCAGGGATGTGCCAATCCTCGGCAGATTGCTTGACCGTCTTTTGTCCACGGGTGTTATGCCATACACGCTTATTAAATAGCTCCGAGAACCCCTGTAGAACAGTCTTAGGCTCTATTCGTTCTGTACTATCCTCCATATCAAGGTCGGTCTCTAGGGGCAGGTGGTGTTCTTCTTGGTTGGTGGCGTTCTTGTTTCTTGTTGCTGGCTCCTTGATTTGGAATAGTGGCCCATTAAACTCCTCTTGTGATATGTCAACCTCAGACAGGTCTAGTCCACCTGTTTTACCGACTTGCTCAGTGAAAGACTCATACTCCGATGGCTTAAATCCATACTTTGAGAAGAGTTCTACCTCAACCTCAGACCCATAACGCTGTGCCATACCCACTAATGACTTTAGCCAATCAACTATTTTTGATAAAAAGGACTTATCATCCCCCTTATACCCAGCCACATCCTCAAAGAATCTACGGCCATTTTCAGCAAACAACTCCCTTGAATCAGTCGTCCAATCACCGCCCTCACTAACACCGTATTGTCTGCGTAGATCAATGGTCTCTTCATCGGTCAGCAACCCTTCAAGAGCATGGATATTTTCATGGATCAAAGTACCCAAGTCAGCGTCCTTGAAGAACCTAAGAACGGACTTCCCACCCTCTATGCTGAATGCACCTGCCACCTGTCCGGTTTCCGTAGGCTGGTTGGTAAATAAATCCATCCCTTGGGGCGCATTTTGTCTCTCCCACCACTGGGAAGAGTCGTTGTTGGTGCCGTCTATCCTATCAGCGTACTCCTGAGTTCCAGCCGTTGGCACCGTATCGTCTAGTGCGTAGGTTGCAACATCAATATCTCCACCACTTTCTTGATTAGCCACCCTTGAGGCAGTACGCAAATTAAGTTCCACGATAAAATCAATATCACTACTTGATATATTGGGACTATCTTTGGTTGCCTCAACATACCTAGCCCGCAACTCCTGAACCGCCTTGCCTAGTTCGGCAAGTTGGCTATCTGTTCCAATAAGCCCATACTCTGTAAGCCTAGCCCTCCGCTTCACAATGTCGTTTAGGGGGCTAGAGGTGTTTTGTATTGAGTCTAGTCTACGGAATTGATATAGAGGTTGCGTGGCAAATACAGTACCATGTGAATCAACTGACGCTCCTGCCTCTGCCTCTTCAACGGCACTACTCATTGTCTGTAGTGCTCGGTCATGCGCCTTTTGTCGCTTAATCTGTTCCCTGCTAGGGTTCTTTTTACCCGCGTCGCGCTCTTTTTGTATCTCAAGCTCTTTATGCAGTAGGGTTATCTCATCCTCAAGGGCTAATGCTTTTTTCAATTTAAGCAACCTAGACCGCTTTGAACGATACTCATTGTCCTCTTGCTCTAGGGCATCAAATAAATCCAGAGCACTCGTAAGGTCTAAGCCAATTTCATCCCTTAGCGACTGTATCGCTACTCCAGTCGATGACGTTCTTGTTCCGTCCTTGGCTATACCAGAGGGCATTCCACCAGTGTAGTCACGGGTCTTACTACCATCGTGTTTTTTGGTGCGCTTATATGCGCCTGATGACTTAGTAAGCTTCAAGAATTTGCGTGGTATTTCAGTTCCATAGTCCAGAAAGATTTGGTCGGAGTCAAGGGGTAGATGTTTTGAGATAATTGAGTATATGGGCTTGCCAGCTAGGTCCATGTCATTTAATTCACTTATAATCCCTTCACGGGATATAGGCGTACCCTCTACCTCTTGCGTTTTTAATTCAGGATCCACATCTGTATCCCCATAGTCCATCATGTGGCTTACGTTAGCCTGTGTGTTTTCTGTTTCGTTTAGTCTCTGGTTGAATCCATCATCGCTCATTGAGTCCATAAAGCCTTGCGAAACCCTATCCCGACCATCCCCATCAAGCCCTTCGTACCACGTTACGAACTCATCATGTGGCATCACCTCTAGTTCTGTTTTTAGCTGTGCCTCGTTATCCGCAAGCGTGGGCTCAGGTGGTCGTATGACAACGGTTTCATCAGGCGCTACAACCTCATCTTTAGGTGTTGGGAATAAGTCTAGAATTTGGTTGGTGACGGCCTCAGAGATAGCCTCCATTTCCGAGTCGCCTTGCGTTGCTATTTCTAGTGGGCTATCCCCTGCTATAACGCTTCCTGCCTCTGCCCTTAAAGCGTCTACTATTTCAGCCCCATCGTCTTTATCGGGCTTACTCACCACAGGCTGTTGTGCAATAATGGCTTTCTCAGCCCTTACCGCTTCTGCTTTATTCACAACCTCACTAATAGAGATAGGCTGCTCTACCCCTCGTGGGGCTGGTAAGCCCTCCACCCCTCGTGGGGCTGGTAAGCCCTCCACCCCTCGTGGGGCTGGTAAGCCCTCCACCCCTCGTGGGGCTGGTAAGCCCTCCACCACATGGGTCGATTCCTGGTACTCCTTAAAGCCGTCTAATCCATCGCCTAAGTCAGGGCGTACCCTAACAACCTCTTGGTGGTTAGGCTTCTCTCCGCTCTCTACACGCTCAAACCTGCTGTCTATTTCCGCGCGAACAACCCCGCGCTCATCCCTGAGTATTTCAAGGTCGGCCTCTATTTGTGAGCGTAGCTTGTCTGATACGCCAGGGGATTCCAAGGTATCCAACCTCTCGGCGATATGCCCGTCGATTTCGGCGCTTATAGCTCGTAGCGTGCTTATCGGGGTGGCGGCCGTGTCAAGCGGCACATCCTTTAATTGGGATGGTTCGCTTCTATCCCCTCTTATGTAATCCACGGCACCCATAGCTCCACCAATAGTGGCCACCCCCGAAAGAGTTTGGTCCTTAATGGCGTAATACGACTGCATAACCGTCATTGGCTTTCCCCTAAGCCCTATTTCTGCCTCGGTTCCAGACTGTAAATATGCCGTGGCTGTTTCTGTTCCCAATTCAACGGGTAATTCAGCCGCAACTTTTAGAGCCGTTCGCTTGCCAACGGTGTCGGTGTACATTTGCATGAACTTCTCAATGGACTTAGTCTTGGCTAGCCTTGTTGGGGCCTTGGCAAACACTAAACCATAGGTTATGAGATTGGCAAACGCCTCTGGACCAGCCTCTTGCCACCCCACCAAAGATGCCTTAGCCTCCCATATTGCCGCTTTATCCTCTTCCCACTGTAACCTTGTAAGATTAGGGGCTTGCTTCATCCTCATATCAAAGATTCGCTTTAGTGTGTCCTGTGAAGTAGATGGCTGAATAAGTGCGATGGAGCCACCTAATGCCCCCACCCCTTGAGCAATGCCACCACCAACCGCTGGGGCAGCAACCCCTAGCCTTGCCAAACCCCCCGCTCCAAGGGCATAACCACCCTTCATTAAAGCACCGCCCACTAAAGCACCTGCCATATTAGCCGATGAGTGTAGCCCCTCTTCAACATCGCCAGCGGTTTGGGTTCCGAATATAGTTTGCATCCCAGCCACACCGATGCCAGCACCAATAGGGCCGCCAAGCATGAACCCACCCAAGCCACCGATCATGGCCGCCATCGGGTAGTCCAGTTTTTTCATCTCCTCTGATATGCCGACAGATTCTTTATCCTTTTTCTGTTGCTCAATTTGTTCGTGATACCAATGGGAGTCTGTGTTTTTTGGATCGCCATCTTTCCAAATAGGCACGTCAAACATCCATTGGGCCGATTGTAAGACCTTCATCTGTAGATCATCTACAACGCCAGGGGCTGACTTTATTAGCGGTATAGCCGTTCCAAATACATTTTGAACGGGCTTAATTACATTGGAGAAAAACCCTGCTTGCTCACCTAACCTCATAACCTCTTGCCCATTATCACCGTAGCGGTTTACAACCCCATCAATAGTGGGTGGGGGTGTAACGGGAGGTTCATAGTCAATATCAAACTCTCGCGTCTCCTCGGCTGTGGGAGCAGGTGTCGAGTACTCGTACTCGTCGGGGTCGTCTGAAAATGAGAAACCATCATCGTAAGCTAACTCAGAAAGGGGGGTATACTTCATTATTCCCCCTCTTGATTCCTTGGGTGCTTTACTTTGTAGTCTTTTTTCCATTGACCACTTCTGATATATCTTCTAAATCCTCTCAAGGTCTCCATCTGCTTTTTTTTGACGACCTCCACATTGACCCCCCACCATTTCCCAGGGACCTCTCTCGTTACCTCTTTTAGTGACTCCGACTCAAGGTAATAGCCAAACAATTCTACTACCGATGGCATGACGGGTTTACCATTGCGCTTGAATCTACCAACCCATTTACCTATACCCGTAGTCTTATCCACCTCGATTGTGGCGAATACCTCCTCCTGGATTTGCAGTAGCCCATTCTCAAGGTCTTCCCTGCTAAGCCCCTGCCTCTCACGGTCGGCCTTCACAATACCCCGCCTTTCCAATAAAACCAGGGCACCCCTAGCTAACTCCTGTTTCGCCCTCTTTCGAATGGGTTCTTTTATTCTATTTTCAAGGGTTAGGCTACGTGTTGCAGATAAATCAAGCTCACCCTGACGCTTCGCCCTTTTTAGCTCAGGGTCTTGTCCGTTGTTAAGTCGATCTCCCAAGACCTTACGAAGCTCTTTCACATTGGAAAACTTTTGCCCCGCCAATGTAATTAAGAACTCTTTTCTATTCTCGTCAGGCATGAATTGTCCAGGTTTTAGCAGGTGTTCAGTTATGAGTGGTGAGTAGGCATCAAGAAGGCGGTCTGTTGAGTCCTTATCGTCTTTTGGAATCGACATCAACTGCGTGGCAAACGTAACCACCTTATCGCCTAGTTCTTTAGCCCTCTCATCTAACCTCAAGTCCTGCAACTGCTTTTGGCTTTTGACACCCTTCATCCCCTGATTAAATTTTTTCATAAGGTCTGGGTCCACGCCTTGGGACAAGAACAGATTAGACCATTTCGAAACACTATCCTCATCATAGCCAATGCCTTGTCCGGCACCCTTGACCAATGCGTTTTGAAACTTCTCCTCACCCTTCCGCTTTCTTTTTAAGCTACCTAGTTTAATTCCCTGCTCTTCTTTGAGCATGTTTTGACGCTCTTGTGCCATACCAAGCTTTTCGCGTGACATCCCCATCCGCTCTTTATCCATGCCTAGTTTTGTGTCGGCCATGGCGTTTTGCTTCTGCTGCTGCTGTTGCTTCTGCTGGTCTAAGCGGTCACGGCGTTCAATCTTATTCAGCGTCAATGCGTTTCTAAGCCCTTGTTCGGGGTGTAAGTCAATGGGCTTAAACCTCTCTATGTCTTTCAACGGTCGCATTCCAGGCATTGGTGATACCATGACTACCTCTTTTTGTTCAGGGCGTTGATAAGCCCTTGGTTTTGCTGTTGTTGGTCCAACTGACCTAGCGTTGATCCCACGTTATTGTAAAATTGAGCCCTAGCATTAGCCGCACCTATTATGCCCGTATTCAAAGCATCTTGAGCTTGAATAGCCCCCCTGCCAAGTGCATCCGCGCCAGCTTGAGTGTTTCTACCTGCACCTTGAGCATAGGTAGCCCCTGCATCCCCTAGCTGGTTTGCAAATTGGGAACCACTAGCACCTAGCCTAGTTGATGTCTGCTGTCCTGTTTGGGCTAGGGATTGCACGGGCTCTAAACTAGCGTAGTATTCGTTCAAGGCGTTCTGACGCTCTTTTGTAGAATCCTCTTTCTGATGGTAGTATTCGGTCAAGAACTCACGCCTACGCCTGTCTGAATTGGCTTGCTGTCCGTAATACTCACTAAAGAATTGTCCACGCCTTGAGTCGTACTCGGCTTGATCTGCCCTTTCTTCGTTTAGTGCTTGACCACGTTGGTCATAGTGCCTACCCTCGTCCTTAGCGCGTTCTGAGATAGCCGCATCCCTCAGCGTACTTTCTTGGGTTTCCTCTCTCAATCTATCGTCTACAGCCTCTTTTCGTCTAGCGTAAAACTCTGCTTCATCATAGCGGTTCTCTTGCAAAGCTTGTAATCTACGCCGATCATATTCTTGGGCCTGTTGTAAAGCCTGTGAGATAGCCTCTTGCCTACGCCTGTCATGCGCCCCACGTTCTTGATCGAAGTCTTTGTAAGCGTAGTCTTGGGAATAGCGAGCAAGGTCTTTTTGAGCCGCACCCGACAACGCTCCTGTCTTGGCCGCCGCCCCACGTTGCATAGCCTTCTCAGCCTCATCCAACCTGAATTGATACCCAGGGCTTTTCTCATAGTCAAAGTCTTGAAGTCTAGCGTCTTGTGACGGGTTTAAGGCGTTTTGTAGATCAAACCCCTGACTAACCCTAGCATCCGCGCGAATATCTGTTATAGGGTCGTAATTGCCTATCCTAGGGTCGCCCTTATCAGTCATGTACTCGCGTTGCTGTAGCCGTGGGTCGGTGTCGTAATCAACTAACTGTTGATATTCAGCCATTCTAGGATCACTAGATAGGTCGGTGGTAGGCGTGTAATCGCCTAATCGCTCATCTATGGTTTCACCAGGGCTTCGTTCATAAGCGAATTGATCCATCCTGCCTTGGGATGGGTCTGTCGCTAAGGCGTTTCCCGTCGCCCCCGTTCCAACTCCACCAACCCCCGTAGATTCAGGGGGGAGCCCCTGTTCTTCTCTGTACTGGTTTATGCTGAATTGCCTTGACGCTGCTTCGTGCTTATTCCGTTCCGTATTAAGTAATTGGTCGAACCTATTTTGGTCATTAGCGGTTGGATTGGGATAATTACTCTCAAATTGAGCTCTAAGACCCGTCTCCTTATCAGACCAAAGCCCAGGGTCAACGACTCCGTTACCCTCGTCACCCGTAAACGTATTAATAAAATCCGTCTCTGCTCTTGTAGTTTGTGATACGCCAAACTCTTTTAAGTTTTCAAAGAGTGCGTCATAGGCGGGTCTCTCTAATACCGCCGACAAGGGCTCTATAATCTGCAATACAGCATCGTCTAGCCTTTGTGACTTTGCCCCGCTTTCTATACTGGAGTAGGTCTCGAACATCCTATCCTTGAGAGAGTCTAATTCAGATTCCTCAAGGAACGTATCTATATTAGAACTCAGCCAACCACCTATATCGTCTTTGGATACGGGAGCCGATGTCCATGGGTCTAAACCAAGTAGACCCCTAAACTGTTGGTCTGCATCAACATCATTGGTCATTTCATTGTCGTAGGTCTTGCGGTAGGTGTCAATATCTGATATTGCTTGTTGTAACTCACCAGAGGTTTCCAGCCTAGCCCTACCGCTTGTACTTCTGACAGCTTCTGAAAGAAGTCGAACATCATCCCAGGTCTCTTCAAATAGGGCTTGTCTCGTGAAATCCGTGGTGAGCTTTGAATTGTTGTTATGTGCGAAGTCGCTTATGCTCTCCGTTGGTGGAAGAGTGCCGTCACCTACGCCTTGCGCTACAAATAACTTTTCTGTCGAAGTCTTATTGTAAAATCGTGGGTTTCGATGTGCGAAATCAGAAAATGCACTAGCGTTTTCAGATCCACCATTCTTTAGTGAGTCCATGAATGCACTTTGAAGCGCACCACCCAACTCATCTTCAAGGGCTTCACGGTTTTTACCACCGTGGCTCTCCCTGTTTACAAACTCGCTAACTATTGGGTTTCTTAGGGTTTCTTCTGATAAACTTCGAGTTGTTTTTTCTAATGGGGAACCCGCCTCGTTCATAAACTCGCCAAAGAATTTCTCTACCTGAAACACTTCTTGAGGTGGTAGACCTCTACCCATAAATATATTGTCATACACCCTTTTACTAGAACCACTAAATACCCCTTGAAGCTCTAACGACAACCCACTAGACCCGCTTGAATAATTAGCTCCAGGGGTAAAGTCACTATCTGGATTCCCACTAATACTACTGATGGACGACTGTAGAAGAGCTATAGCCTCATCCCCACCCCCTGATTGCAATAGAGACGTGTACTCCTCTAGCTTACCTGACGCTTCTAGCAAATCCTTGGCCGTGGCATTGTCTGACTGGTAATACCACCTACCAGCTTGTGCCTTGCGCTCCTCTGGACTTGTCAACTCTTGCGGGATATCCCCATGGGTAAATGTATACTCATCTATATAAGCACGCAGTGGCCCGAAGTCTTTGAGCTCTCCTGGCGTTCTCCCGTCCGCAGTAGCGGTAGCCACATATTCATTATAGCTGTCCATAATGTATTGCGGAATCTCCTGTGCCTCAGAGTCTGTTACACGTATACTATGCCCCTGCGAGTCAGTTCTCATAAACCCCTGTAATGGGGGTGCGGGTTCGTGGTACATATCTCTACGATTACGCATGTTCTCTGGTGGGGTGAAACCCTCTTCACCATAAGGCATCCACGCCTTAAAAGTTATTCCGCTTGAGCCAGTTCCTAGCCCTTCCTCAATGAGAACGTCTGAGGTTATTTTAGACCTGCCTATGTCACCAATACCCCTATATGTAAACTCCTCCCCCCCGAGACTACGGATTGTGTTGCTCGACCTAACTTGATCCCCTCTGGACTCTTCAAACAACTCATCGAGCTTATTGTTCCTAGTGTAGTGAGCTATCCACTTTATAGGGTCTTCTGTCGCGTCTATTGTGGCCATTTTTACGCTATCTGCTGCAACTCTTGGCTCTTCCCCATTGATGGTCCTAGTTGACCCTCCACCTTGACTCGAAAGCCAAGACACGTTCCCAACCCCTAGGGGGATAGAAGGCTTATCCATAATGTCGTTAAATGGCACAACCTCCCTATCCTCTCTTACTGCATTTCCGGTCACAGGAGGGGGTTCGCCAGAACTCTTGGTAAGCTCGTTGGGCTGTTGATTCGGATTTGGGAAAGGGACATTGCTAGGGCTTAGCCCCTGAGTGCCAACATCTTGCCCTTCATTAGCGCCTGGAAATCCTGGAATCCTCGATACTGTCCGTAGTGCGTTTCTTTCCTGTAAAAAACCCTGTTCCACCTCCGGCACTGTAATGGGTTGCTCGGCTGGTTGAGTGGTGTCCACTAGGCTATTGGTAGTCTGGAGTTGTCCCAATGATTTAGATGCGCCCCCTACTTGCTGCTCCGAGCCAAGCGTCAGTTGTGATACTTGCCCTGTTGATGGCGCATTTTTAACCCAGCTTATAGGTTTCCCGTCTGGACCAGCACCAAAACCATGTGTTCCCTGGTAAACCCCTTGTATCTCTTCTTCCGAAAGCCCTTCTAATTCGGTTGGGTCTATTGCACCTAGACCGCTGGATTCACGTCTCCAGCTTTCCCAAAACACCTCTGGATCGTTAGATGAGTCAGCCAAATTCTGAGCCCACTCAGCTTGATCTACATTAGTGGGACGTAGCATTTCTATCTGACCGTCAGTTCTCACCATAACCCTGCCAGCTAACCCATTTATCCACCCGTGTTCCTCAGTCTTCATGGCTAAATAACCATTATGATCTATGTAGGCATCCTCGGTTATCTCAGACTTAACCCCTGTAGTTGGGTGTTCTGTGAAAATCTTTCCAGTTGAGTCAACCGTGACCCCAGGGGTTCTTATAAATCCAGGCTCAAAGGCTTGCTCACGCTCTGGAAGACCAAGGGTGTCTCTATTCCTACCCTGTGGACCAAAACCCTCAAAACGGCTATCGGGCGTCCCCTGTTGGCTCATTACACCTGGAGGGGTCTCACGTTTTTGAACATCTGGAATGAACGCCCAATCCCTCATTCTAGGGTCGTTCATATTTGGTCCTGCTAAAATCTTTTGACTTAGAACAGATAAAGCGTGCGCCCCTGACTCAGCGTAAGGCATTAAAAGAGATTGCCCCCTATCATATTGGTGACGCAATTCCTTTAGCTGTAGGTCAAACTGCTCTTTGAGAAGAGTATTAGATGCTTCTGTAGATTCAAACTGCTTGTCCGCAGCATAGCGTTGAGCCGCCGCTGAACCAGCCGCCGCCTCAGTGGTCGCCCTAGCCTGTGCCTTAGATGCTTTATTCCCCAACAACAATGATACTACCCCTGAAAACCAGCCCATTATGTTACCTCCACGCCGCCGCCGATGATTGAACTTGCCCCATTAACGCTACCAAGGGTTTGCAACATATCCCCCTCCGCTAATACTAGCCCCTCAACCTCCGTCAATCGCTGACTTATGTTTGCTGCTAGCGTAACCTTCGCAATCTTGTAACCATTAGCCGCACTCTGACCCGTAGGAACCACCCACACCTCGATAGTAACATTCCCCGCCGAGCTATTATGCAAAGATAAAGCCCTAAACACTGCCTTGGTATTAGCTGGACAGGTGTAGAATGTTTGATTGGTGTTTGGAACCAACGAGGGAGCCACTAATTGTCGTATCTTTACTGCCATAATCCTATCCCTATCAGCCTTTCAATATCCTCAGAGCGCATAGACGTTTTAGATAACGCCCCTGAATCCCCAAACACACTATCTATTTGCTGGAGCTCTAAATCTTTCGCCGCTAAATCTATCTGTTTCTTCAACTCATTAAACCACCGCTCCCAAGCTGGGTCGCCTGGGTTTGATCGTGTTGGGAAAGGGGTTAGCTTTAGACTCACTCTAGCTCCCCGTCTACGTCCGCATAGGCACCAAGAACGTGAATCTTGATGGGAGCCACAACCTCTAGCTTAAAAATACGCTCTCTGAATTGTGCTAACCCACGCCATTCAACCCTTTGGGAATAAGCACCTGAAACACCCAAACTTTGATCTATCGGTGTGTTATAAGTGTGCCCGCCATCATCAGACCATGACAGACTTGCTACCGCTGTTCCAGATGGGTCGGTTCCCTCTTCAAAATCAACGATCAAATCATTCATGGTTATTCTGTCATTTTTATTGGCTATCACCTGTGTCGTTCGGGTTCTTGTGACCGTTGCCGTGTCCTCTGTGTAAACCGTTGGGCTCATCGTGTAAATCTTCCCATTCGTGTAATCCCCGACATACGTAACCCCGTCCAGATCGCAAGCAAACGAGGCTCGGAAGCGACCTATAGACGGGCTTTTTCTTTGGTGCCATGCTTGTGTCGTTAGGTCGAATACCCATGTAACCCCCTCGGTTGGGAATGTAAGAGCATAGAAGTAGTGGCCGTCTTGACCATAAGTAAACCCCTCAGCATCATATACTACCGAGTATTCTGCAATAGCCTCGTGAAGCGCATCAGTTCCTATATTCTTCGCTTGCCATTGTTGAGCCATTACGACCGTCTTGTAATTGGTTAGCCAAAATTTTGCATCCGCTATGGTAGCAATAGACCATCTGGCAATACACCCATACTCAGTGATTCCACCTGATATCCTGCCTAGTGGGTAATCCGCACCACCCGTGTTATACCAAAACTCTGTAGAGCGCTTCCCACATATCATCAACTCTCTTTGATCTACTGCTATACCAACCACATTATCGGGGTTTATCTCAGCACTCGCAAAATCAAGGGAGTCCCAGGTTGCACCATCGTAAAGGGTGGAAACATAAATCTTTTGCGTTGCCGACTGGAATACCACAAAATACCCGTCCAGAAATACAACTTGGTCGGCTCCTGGGTAACTGCCTCCAACCGATGATAGCGTCGTGGTGGACTTGGTATACAGATACCCCGTAGATGTCCCGTTAGCCATGAATACCTGCGTCCCATTTTCCGCAAACGAAACAGGGCTAGACCCTGGGATAGTACCCCTGTCAGTAGCCACGCCTCCTGTTGTGATTGTGTAGAGCTTAGTGCCACAAACAGCGTAGATGATAGAACCATCTGCCATCATCCCTCGCACTTTTGAAGCGGCGGCTAATGTGACCAAAGCTGTTAGCCCAGGCGTAGGGTATAAAACGGTAGGTGACTTAGCCTCTGGGCCACCTCCACGGACATACCAATTTATGCACTCTTGGGCGTTGAGGTTAGATACCCTAGCTTTGTAAGCTGGGCCAACAAAGGGTATAACCACTGACGGCATTAGTAACCGCCTTCAAAACTTCCAATGCCCCCACGACGATAACGCCCTCCAAAATCTGAATCGAATCGGCTTATACTCGATGGGCCGTACTGTACTTGTTTTAGATTATGCTTCAAGTCCTTGGCTAGCTTCTTAACCTCATTATCAGGGGTCTTTCCAAACATAGTCGAGATTCTAAGCGCCAGCAAATACATCAATGGCTCCATGTATTCCGTAGGATAACCTAGTTCTGCCGTAGTATCCGAGATAAATACAAAGGATTTTAGTACCGATAGTTTTACATTATAAGATTCTGATGGCAGTGGGTAGACAGCGATATAGCCCGTCAACCATCCTGGTTTATAAGCGATAAACGCAGGTCGTCCTGACGTTGCTTTTCGCCTGAACCTCTCGTCATAATCTTTCCACGACACTAAGTCCAAAGGGTATTCCTCTCCACCCGTGCTTTGGAGCTTGGCACGCCCTAAATCTAGCGGCCTAACCTGCGCTATATGGGAGCCCCCATAAACAGACGACCCACCTGGATCAAGGCCGATTGAAACGGGAGCGGTTATCGCTGTGCTAATCCCGTAACTCATCTCCTCCTCATTAGGAACAAAGTATTGCTCAGAATAAAGGGAAGACAGCATCATATTAAGCCGCTCCAATATCCGCGTCTTTTCCGTTGCAGTAGGAGACTGCCCTATAGCAATAGCGCCAATTATCTCCATAGCCGATTGAATTAACTCCTCGCCCGTCATTAGATAGACCTTTTCCTAGATCTTTGGGTGGGCTTTGACTTAATAGGCGTGACCTCAACCAACTCAATATCTGACACATCGTCAGACACTTTTGGCTCTGGCTCTGGTAATGGCTTAGGTCCAGGGGCTACGGACTCAAGGTATTTCTCCCAAAAAGCCTTTGGGGAATTTACCCACCCGAACTTACCCTTGGTCATAGGGCTATCATTCTCAACGATCTTTCCAGCGGGACATAACTTCTCATGGTATACCCATTGTTTGTTTCTCATTAAACCTCTCCTAGAATTAGTGGGAGTCGGGACAGACCAGCCGCCCCGACAACCCTGATTCTCAAACGATTACCCAATCAGCCTACAAGCTAACTCTGGTCGTAAGGTCTTAACCCCAAACTGAATATCTGCCCTGACTCTCTGCTGATCTGACATGAAGTCGTGATCTGCAATAATCCTGACGGAAATATCCTGGAACTTCTGACGTGCCCCAAACCTTGCGCCCACTGGAACCTCTAAAGGCACAACGCCCATAATGAAAGCGTCTTTATGAAACGCTAGGTTCTGTGGGTGTGTCTCGTCGGCTCCACCCGTTTTGAACACCAATGCTGCCGTGGTGACAGGGAGCGCATCAATAGTCGCATACGGGGCATTCCCAGACGTGTCCGCAGCACTTCTAAACTCTGGGCTAAAGTTGAGAACAGCCGCACCAGCACCATCCGAAGTAGCATCGGCAGTCAGCGTGTAATTACGCAATGCGCCCGTACTCACATACGACCTAGTGTTGATTGCGTTCACACCTGCAATCGTGAAAACATCACCCTTTTTAAGGGTTTTGCTCACACCAGCACCAGCCACCGTCATCGAAGTGTCTCCCTCGGCTATAGAGCCATCGTTGATCGTGATCCCAGCGTAGGTACAGCTACCCGTAAGGTGGCTATTAACTTGTTGATCCATAAAGAAGTCCATTTGGAGGAGTTCACCAACCCGACCCTTACGAACCAAACCCTCAGCTAGGGATTGATTGAAGTATGACTTCAAATCCCCTGTGGTTAGCTTGTTGTTCATAGCTGGGCCCATAACAAAGCAGCGGTCCTCATGCGGAACGTTTTCCTCGTTCAATAACTGCTGAACATCACCGATAATACCAAGAGTCGATGGCGTAGTTCCAGGTGTCCCAATGACATTATAGATGTCCGTATACAGCCCCAATACCGTTTGATTGACTTGGTGGGCCAAGGCAATCGATGCTGGCTTTGCATAGCGCTCTCGGTAATTCTTCATAGACATCGTAAGGTCTTGAGTCGAGTGGTCCCAAGACGTGTTAAACCTTTGGTCAATGGTTAGAGTTTGCTTCTTCTCTACCGTGTCTGGAATGCTTGCAATGACGGCACCACTTACAGCCTTCATTTTAACAGGTTCCAAAATATCCACAGATTGTCCAATCTTTTTGAACTCCTTAGTGTATTGTGTGTTGATAAGACCCATGGCTACTAATTGAGCGGACAGGTCGATTGCGATGGCCTCAGCCACCATGTTAGGCGTAATAATTACATCAGCCATGTTATTCCTCCAGGATTAAAAGCCCCTTATCCTCTTTTCCCTGCTTTCTTTGTCCCATTGAGCCATTTTCTTGGCTAGTCCTTCGCCTGACACGGGCTCTCCATGACTTCGTGACGAGGAAGCTCCACGTACCGTATTAACAGGCGGCGGTGCTTTGGGGGTTTTGGGATTGGGTGGGGGCTGTGATAGTTGATAATCAATGCGACCGTCAATTCTCGCTATCTCCAACGCCGCTTGTGCAGGGGAAAGTGAAGCTATTGACAGGCTTAATTCCGTGTTCTGTCCTAAGTAACGGGCTATTTCAGCAAAATTATCTGACAACACCATAGGCTCAAGCATTTCAGGGGTGATAGCTATGTTGGGGTTGTTTAATACCAGCCTATCGAAATCAGGGTGAGAGGCCACAGCCTCAGACTTCTTTTTTTCGATTAACTGACTCAAGGCGACTTTTCTATCGTCTGCCAATTTCTTACCCTCAATCTCCATATCTGCCCGTCTCTGCTTCTCGGCCTCTTGGCTCGATGTCTCGACCTGCTTTTTAACTCGCCAATCGCTTACTGCTTCGTTGTATTGCTCTTCATCCTTAAACCCGCCTTCTTCTGGGCGTGACCCTGATATAGACTTTAGTTTTTCGGACTGAGACGCTATCAATGCTTCTTGACGTTGGACAACGCTTTTGAAGTTTTCTGCATCCCTCTCTAAACCACGAACCTTTTTTGTAAGCTTGTCGAACCTTTTTTGAACTCCCTTTTTGACAGGGGTCGCAGTTGATTCCTCACTGGGGGCTTTGTCTGATACCGCCTCAGACTGAACCTGTGGTGCTACACCTTCGGTGGGCACCACGGCTTCGGTGGTTGACACGCTTTCACTACCATCATCCCCAGACCATGAATGGGGTTCAGTCACGTAAGTATCAACAACCTCATCGGTTATTCCATCCGCAACATCTGTAGACTCCGTAGTTCCTGTGTCATCGGCCTTAACAGGGGTAGGTATGGGCTTATTAGCATCGTCTCCGTAGACTGCCTTCATAGCCCCTCTCTGTGCCTCCGTTAGCTCCTGATCGTTTACCTTACTCATCTTTGCTCCTTTGTTTTGCTTTGTTTAATAGCTCTAGGACAGTTTGAGCGGCAATCCTCTGGACTTGCTGCTCATCCATTACCTGAGCCTTTTCCACTTGTGCGGAGGCTTTTTGAACCTCCATTTGTTTTTTCTGAACCTCAAGCTCTTGAAGCTGTATTTCCATCTGGGCTTTTTGCATCTCCATTTGTTGCGCTG